GTTCAATACAAGCAACGACCCAACAGTACCAGCTTCAGGAAAGTTTAAAGCAAGAGTTGCACTGGCAAATGTATCATTGCCATAGAACCCCACGGTGGTCATATTATTCAGATCACTTCCATTAACATCTGTGTTTCTTAATGGTTTCCCTAAACCAAAATCACCAACCCGAAGCACTCTCCCAATCGTATCATCTGAAACTGAAGTAGTAAGATTTGCTGCAGCTGCTGTACCAGCACCTTGGACCTGTGAAAGTTGTGGGTTTAAGTTTGGGATGCCAGATGCAAATGGCAACATGAACTGTCGCTTGCCTTGTGAGGCGTTATAAGGGAATGGCCGATGATCCCAACTAAATTTAAAAACAAGATTTGCCATTATGCTGTTACCCCATCAATCACTTGGAAAATCAAAGTATCTGTATGCTGGGTAACTCCATTCACGACAGCCTTAATATCCATCTGGCACAGACCTAAAGGCCAAGCTGCTGTACTTGCACCTGATTTAATATTCAGCCATCCCTTCTGTGTACTTTGATTTAATGCAGCACAAGTCAAGGTAGCCACAGCTGCTCCATCAGCCAAAGCTTTAATCTGTGAAGTAAAGGTATAACCCGTCAGATCAATTGCACGGCGAACATCATCGGGTGGATATTGCAAAGTTTCATCCATATCAACTAGCTGAAGATTTAAGTTGAAAGTGTCACCACGCTTAAAAACAAAATTGCTCATAAGTGATTCCTATAGACATAAAAAAACCACCGATGAGGTGGTAGTGAAAGATTGGTTTGTTATGTGCTTTAGTTAACTAAAAAACTTATTGATACATTGTATTGAATGAAGTCAGCATCTTTACCCGCATAAATAGATTGGCCATTCAAACATTCTAAATGTTCGATTGAGAAATATTCAAAATGAGCAAGTAATGCATCACTCAATTTTGTGATTTCGATTATTCCTGAATTGGGACGTGCAAAGCATTGAATCATGATATTACCGGTACGGCGAGTACATGGCTTATCTGCAATGCCAGAAGTAAAACTGGGACCACCTGCAATCGTTAAGCGGCACCAAACACCATCTTTAGGTACATTAAAGCCTGGTAAATTTGGATACTGGATTCTGTCTTGCGTAATACCGGTAAAAGCTTGCATACGATCGATAATAGCTTGCCTTGTCTGCTCTAAAGTCATTGCCATTTTAGCCGCCATACTTCTGAGAAATAAAGGTAAAGGTGGTGTTGTAAATTCCTTGTGGTGCTTGATCAGACCACCCATTTTCTAAGCGCTCTGCATAAGGCTGGTTGTTCTGGATATAAACTAAATTGCCCAATTTAATCTTTACAGCTTGAATAGCTGCATCCTGAATAGCATTTGTTTCAGGTCCACGGACACCATAATCACCAGATCCAATTGAAACGATATGCGAAGCACGATAAGCGCCAGTATCAACAGGACTTGAAACGACCAAAGACTGAACAGCATCCATTGTAATTTTCTTTACTTTTTCCTCTGCCATTTTAGCCACATCAAAACTAAAATCAGTTGGCCTTTTCCCCTTCCATCCCATCATTTAACTCGCTTTCCTCATACATCTTAAAGAGATCCTGAGCGATCGCCTGAATTGAATAAGCTTCAAACTCAGAGCTCGGTTCTCGTTCACCCATGAGCTTTTTAATCTTTTGCCAGACATGAACAGCTTCATGTAAAAGCAATCCATAAACTTGAATTCGGTCTTTATCCGCCGTATCACCAATTTGGACGATTGCATATGCACCATCAGAAAAAGTACTAACTTGCGCATCCGCTCCCATATCCAAAAATTGATCGGCCTTATCCATATCTTCAAATAACAAATCCATGTGTAGCTGATTTCGAGCAAGCGTGTACTGCACATGTTGGAATGGCGAGATATACCACTCTGGAACATAATCAGGATTAACCATGGTTTAACCTATTAACTAGGTAAAGGCGTTTCAGTCGCTTCTCTACCATCAAATGAGTTATGAATAAAAATGCCACCTTCAAATCGAGGGTGGCATTCGCAATGTATTAATGAATGGGGCTTAAGATCGTCATCAGGAACCACCTGAACGCTGTCATAAACTTCAAGTGCAGTCCAAGACATAATTGCTCCAATAAAAAACCCACCTAAGTGGGTTGATCTTTAGTAATTAATGGATATAAATGAACCCTTCATAGCTATATCATTATTTGTGAACTCACTTTTACCTACAGTTAAAGCATTTTGATTACCCTTAATGTTTAAACCAATCAAGGTAAAGTCTATAAAAGTAACTTCAGCCTCTGCTTTACCAAATTTTATTTCAAGTATTTTATCCTTCTGAAGAAACACTGTAAGAATTTCTCCATTGACCAAAACTCTAAAATTCTTATTATTTGGAACTGATGCAGTGATCAAAGAAATTACTTCATCATTATTTTTAGGAATGTTTAACCATATTTGTGGAATTTCACCTTTGCCAATTAAGAAAATAATTTCATTTTTCGCAGTGACAATAAGTCCATTATTAACAAACTTATTACTACAAAGAACTAAATCTTTATATGGCTTATATGATTTAGGTAGCTGTATTTGATGCATAGAATCCCCCAAATAAAATTATTTACTACAATGTTCATCAAAATATTTGTCAATATTTTTCATAACCTTAGTTCTTTCATTTGGTAAATACTCTCCTAAAAGCCAACAAATTATACACGCTATAGTTCCACCAATAATTGTTAACCATTCTGAATTCTGAACGGCGTTTTCATTACCATTAGCCATGAAGTCATAAATGTTCTTAGTAAGATTAAGTACATAGCCGACCACACCACCTAAAATATAACCAGAAAAAGTTTTTAGCTTAGATTCTTTAGATTTTAATCTTAAATAATCTGCCTCTTTTAAAGGAAAGATAGCTTGTAATGATTCTAAGTTACCATAGCTAATAACATCTTTTTCTACATGTACTGTTTTCTTAATTTCCTGATTAACATAATTATCAGTCACTTATTCACCCCCTGAAAATAAGTGCGCCGATTCTAACTTACAAATACAATTTTGTCTTCCTTTGAAAAATTTTAATCTTGAACGGCAAGAAACTCATTTAAACCTTCCTCAACTGACATTTCCAAATAGTAAAGGCTGGATCCTGTTGAATATGAATTACCCGAAATGAGCCTAAGGTTGTTAACCATTCATCATCAATTTTTGGAGTCATGGATACTTCATTTTGCAGCAAGGTCGCCTTCTTATCCGTTGCCAGAACTCCAAGTGTCTGGATCTCATATTGACTGTATGAGCCAAACAGAACGCCACGACCAGAATAGTTTTCTTTAACTTCAACATACGTTTCAGTTTTAGGATCCCAATTCGTTTTTGAAATCCGCTCACATGTAAAGGTATGAACGGCGTCTGCTAAATCTTCATTAAATGCTTCAGCTATATCAACCTGAATTTCGTCACGTAAGCCCATTAGATTTTCCTGACAAAAAATACAGCTTTTCGTTTGCTGTAAGGCTTAATCAAATCAAGAATGAATTGCTCAATCGCACTAAGCTTTACTGATCCGTCCTGATATTCTTTTTCAGTTTCAACTGTATCAGCTTTGACTTTCTTACGTTTTAGAGCCTGTTCCTGCCCTTGATATAGATCACTTTTCATAATGCCTTTGATGATTTGATAGGAGGCTGTTTTTAAAGGTTCAGGTACTTGGGTAGCATCCTCGTAAGGCTTAACATTACGTGCTAATAGATAAGCTTCTGACATCTGAAGGTATTGAGCCTTATCACTGGCAGATAAAGCATCAAAGCCTTCAACATGTTCTATCGCTTCTTGTTCAGTGATAAAGCTCATGAATTATTCCTTTGGAATTAATGCTAAAAGTTCATCTTTTTTAGCACCTGCTTCAAATGCAATGCCTTTTTCAGTTAGTAGAGCTCGAAGCTCATCAACTTTTAGACCTGCATAGTTAATTGGTTGTGGTTGTGTATCACCGGACTTTTGGCCATCTTCTTGTTTTTGACCATTATTACCTGATTCAAGTTCAGCAATACGTGCTTTCATTGCTTCAGGATCATTTTGAAAAGCAATAAATTCGCCCTTAACAGTTGCCAGTTGTTGTTCGAGTTCAGCAATTTTTGTTTCTGTCATTTGTTGTCTTTCCCGTGCACGGTTAAATGATGAAAGTCCCATATGTGGATCTCCAAAAAGATAAGGCGGTGTTACCCGCCTTTTTGTTATTTGATCTTGTGCTTGAATGCCACAATACGGATCTGTTTAGGATCGTAAACACGTTCCCAGTTTGAAGGTGTTGCTAGACCAGCGTTATTAGGAGCTATACCTGTATCGCCTGCCCACTTAATGCCACGAGGGTGCAATACAAAGTGACGGCGGTTAATAAGAATGTCAGTACCAGCAAGGCTATCACGGTCTGTTTCTACACCAACCGGTGCCCCAATATCTTGGAAACCAATTGCACCTTGACCAAACAGGAATGAAGTAAAGACATCACCTTCCACTGGCATACCGTCATCGACAATCACACGGCGATCCATAAAGGTTTTATAGAGCACTACACCATCAGCATCACGTACGGTTTCGATCAAACCTTGTTTAGCTAATGCAGCCATGGTTGCCGAATGCATTGCAATAGCCGTTAATTTATCTACGGCATCACCCAACTTATAAGAAGCATCAACAAAAGATACGCCATCAATTACAGCGGCAGCTCCAGTTCCAGCAGAAATATCGTGAGTATTACCTGCCATGCTGGCTGCACCGAACACACCTTTAAGGGTATTTACGGTAAAACCTTGAAACTCACGCGACCAGTAATCTGCGACCAGATCACCAACCGCACCAAGTGGATCGTCACCAGATAATGCTTTAGCCAAATCATTAGCACCCCATGCCTTACCACGTGCATGAAGAATCGCAATATCTTTGCCTGAGGTGATGTTATTTACAGATAAAGGGGTTGAATCTGAAAGTACTTCTGACTCCCCACTTAAATCATTCCAGAATGGTATATTTACAGTAGTACCACCCTCTGTTCCGAAAGCCACATCTACATCCAAATCCCCAACAATGCCAGACTGCCATAATGCAGACTTTTCGGCAGTTTTATTTAATACGTACGGAGTGAATAACTCGGGTACGATTACATCAGCAATTTTTGTGTCGCCCATTAGGCTTTACTCCTTAAAGTTTAATACCGTGTTTTGCCGCTAGCTCTTTAGCTAGTTGCGGATTTTCATTTCGTAATTGCGCCAATTTGGTCATATTTACCGTGCCGTCTGCTTTGAGAATGTCTGGCTGACCTTTTGAATTGTTGCTACCAGGTGCACCCATGCCATTAGGCTTAGGCCAGTAATACGGTTTTTGCTCACGTAGAGATTCAACCCATTCTTTTGGAGTCATCGGTGTCTGACCATCTTTACCAATGACTACTTCCCCGTTTTCATCAACTGCCACAGCTTTGCCATTTTCATCTAATGCAAACTTTGTCTGAGCTAAAAAGGCGATATCAGGGGTCGCTTCTGGCAGTGCTTCAAGTTCAATAGCAGCCTGAACAATTTGGCTTTGTACTACTGATTTCTTGAATTTCTCGGCATACGCTTCAGCTTTATCTGCCCGTTGTTTCTCTGCCTTAAGAACCTTGTCATGCTCTTCACGCATCTTCTCAGTGCGCTTCTGAATAACTTCTTCAATCTTGCCTTCAGCAATAAGTTTGGATTCTTCATCCTGATTTGATTTATCAAGCAAGACCTTGATTGCATCCAGATCCAAACCCTCAACCTTTGATTTCAATGAACCCAGTTCATCTTTCAACTCTTTTTTGTCTTTGATAAGTTCTGCATTCTTATCTTTAAGACCTTTAACAGCTTCATCAACGGCGGCTTGAATAGCTGCTTTAATTTCAGGATTTTCCAAATCAACTTTGATTTCGTCTGGCATTTAAAAATCTCCTAGAGATACCGCTTAGCGGGTTTAATTGTTGAACCTTCTGCTTAGCTTCAGGCAATAAAAAAGCGCCCCTTAGGGCGCTTCATTGCTATAAATAATTATTTACTTAAAGCTTGGCGTACAAATGCATCTTTTGCTTCAAGTAGCTTTCTTAATCCTGTTGATTTTTCGGGACCATCAGGAAGTTGCTCATCCATTTGCCGAGCTAAATCACCAATTGGCTTACTAACTTGCTGCAAATGTTCTGGTAAATGTTCATATTGAAAATATTGGATAATAGGACTTGGCATTTTCTTCTCACAAAAAAAGCACCCGAAGGTGCTAAGGTTAAAAATGAAGTTCTAATTGATGAGTGCGATTGCTTTTAATCTTTCAAAAGTAAAACCATAAATTGCCATGGCTCTTGAAATCTTAATTCGAAGAAAAGGCACCAGAATTAATTTTGTGCTCAGAATATATTGAGCATCTGACATATTGATTTGCTTTTCAGACATTTATAGTACCTTTAGCTACGTTTCCTTTGCACCCCAAACCCTTTGTCTAGGTTCGTCACCAACCAAGCGGATTCCTTGAGGACCACCTACATCAAATGTTGCTGTGATAGTCGCTGGACCCTCAAAAACACCACAATTCATCTTTACAGAGATTACTCCAGCTAATGGAATACCTGTTTCCTCGTCACAAAGGGCGAGATGAGAAGATCTATCTGAAACTCTTTTAAGTACTAAATGTCTAACTTTTGACTCACTCATAAACCCAGCTCCATAAAGGTTTGCTCGTCCAACTTACGAAGTTGGTCTAATGTGTACAATCGCCCTTCAGGATCGAAGAACTTATCAAAATCAAATTTCCCTTGTTTATAAAGCTTGTAACGCTTTGGCCCTAGCCATTCTTTTTGGAAGAAGTCATCTGTCTTTTTGAAGAACTCTTTAAATGTAGTGTTGGCATCTAGCTGCCCTATTAATTGGCTCCGCTCATCTTTTGGAATGTCTTTAACTCGACGTTCGTCCATGACAAATGGCCGTTCGCCAACAAGAAGGCCATCTTTTTCGACTGGTACCAAAATGCTCCGGCAGTTAGGATGTAACGGCGGTACCCGCTTTGCTGGGTCATTCACTTCCCAAACAGATCCGTCCAAAGAAGCACATAATTTCGTTGTTCTACCATCTAAGACACTGACAAAACGTACATACTCAAAACCGATTTTATTGAAAGTGTCTAAATATGCTTGATTGGCAACATGACTGCGAACTGTTCTCACAGTACGGTCAATATCAGCTTTAGAACTGGTTAATAACCCATCTTCAAAATTAAGGCGCTTTGTACCACGAATCCGCTGGACTATTTCCTGATTAGTTTTGCCTGAGCTAATCCCGTCACGGATAGCATATTCGACCTTTTGACGTGCGCTTTCAGCAATTTTACTTAGAAGATCGTCTACTAGAGCTCCACCAACTAAAGGGACCTTCTTAGCAGCAGTAAACAGTTTTTCACCGTTAGGTTTCTTAATCTTGCCGCCGTATAACTTAGCAGTGTAATTAGCTTCATATACAGCCATTGCAGCAGCAGAGACTGCAAATGCTTCAGGCAATGAAGAAGTTAAACTTGTATGCCAGCCGGATATTAAATCTCGTATCTCCTTGAGGTTGGCCGTTGTGTAAAGACCCGCTGCAAGGGCTGCTTTCTCAGAATCATTTAACTCATCCAACAAATCCCGAAGCTTTGCCAGCATTAAAGCTGACTCATCTTTAAAGATTGTTAGTAATTCATTAACTGATTGAGACGATGCCCGGAACAAATATGCTTGATGTTGAGTTAATACCTCGAGCAGTGATTTATCTTCTGAGGCCATTTATTACTCCTAAAGCGGCATACTATCTCGCTCACTTTCAACACGCTTCAACTCTTCCTGAAAATCATGAGCTGGCAACTTACCAGTAGCGATATATTCCCAATAAGTCTGGAACGAATTCTTTCCAGCTATAGCACCTTCATATAGTTGCTTAGCAAGATTGATGTCGTATTGCTGAACGATAAACTCAGGTTCAACTGTAAATGAATATTTTGTTGAATCCAGCTTTAACCACTGAGCCGCATATTTGATAGCTTGTTCAATAGCTGCAGCCGCACACATCACGATACTGTGAAGACTTGCTTGCTGATCGTCCTGCCGTGCACGGCGCGCTTCACCTGATTCCTGAGTATTGGTATCAACTACTTTAGCTCCAGCTTCTAATGCCGAATTCTTTTGTGCATCCATTTCCTTTTTAGTGAGTTCAATGCCACTACCAGAAATTTCGAGATAACCACACTGAGATTCACCAGGAAGGCTCCAGACAGCCATCACACCAGTAACGCTAATATCTTCATCACCCTCAAGTCCATTAATCCAAGGCTGCGGATGAGCTGTATGATGAAGTGACTGGTAATAATCCGCACTTAGCTGGTAATACTTGAGTGCTGCCTTGGCCATGGTAAGCAATGGTACCGTTCCAACTTGTGGAGAATTATCGGTCGTACCACAGAAAACAAACGGCGTGAAAGATAGCTGATTACCGCCGAGATCTGGCGTTTTATCTTCTTCAACAGAGCCATCAAATAACCGTACAGTTAGCGCACCATCAACCATAGATAAAACACGGTGGACCGTCTTTGTATCATGCCCAAACTCATCTTCACTATTCTCGAATTGTTCCTCGAGCACTAACAGCTTTAGATCCTTACGGCCACCAATGCTGTTTTCCTTCCAGTTAATGATTGATAGCGCATCGTAAAGCGCGAAGTAAGGCACGCCATTAGCATCGACATCAACCAGCAATCCACAGCGACCATATTCAAGTAATTCTAGGCAAATACGGATAAAGAGTTGTTTAAGCCCAAAACCATCATTGGTTGCATTCTCTATCAAACCCTTTAAAAGAGAACTTTCAATTACGATGTTAGGTTCCAGCTTTGAAACTAAACCAATCATCGTACGTAATGAATCCTGAACCCATAAAGGATACTGAGCTCGGCTTAGATAGGCTTTATAAATCTCTCCAGTCGTATCTCCTTGCTTTTCAGCCTCAATCATTCCGGCCGATTTAGCTAGGTACTTAGTTTGTGCCTGTTTAATTTGCTCTTCACCAGCAACGGCGTCGCGCATAATCAACCAGCTTTTTTGTGCAGCAATATACTGCGGATGTTTATCAGTAACTGCCATAAAAACACCAATAAAAAAGCACCTGAAAAGGTGCGTTGTTTAACGGGAAAAACCAGCGATTGTGCGCCGTTTAAATACTTTCTGAATGATGATCGGGAATCTCTTGGCTATTGGATATCCACCAGCATCCCCAACGTGGTCCAAACCAGCGCTTTTATCTGGCATTCCAAAATCATCATAGACTTGCTGTTCTAAAGTAGCCGTAAAGTTAGGGCACTTATTTGTGTTCACTTTTAAGTGTCGTTCACCCTCGGCATTTAGGATTTGTGCATTAACAGCAGTAATACGATCTTTAATTCCGGGATTCACACCATTCACTTCAACTTTGAATCCATTTTTCTTTAAGATTGCATGATCAGATTCACTGAAGTTCTTTGAAGATGTTGCCTGGCCTGAAGCATCTGGAATCACGGTAATATCGTGATCTGGAAAGCGCTCGTTAATCAATTGACACATCGTAGGTGTATCTCTCACGCCAACCAGTTCATCTAAAGCTCTTGGCTTCCCTTCTCGAATGACATAAACCACAGCAGCCATTTTAAGCACGTTAAAATCCATTCCTATGAGTAAAGGCTCACCTTTCTTAATTTCTTCATCCGTGTGGTTTAGAACTCGATCAAAGTCGGGGTAAACAGCACCGCTGGTTAAATTGACAAACTGCCCTCTTAGATAAGCTGAAATTAACTGCGGCGGATAAGACTCATAAAGTGATGATATGTAGTCATCTGGAAGATTAGCTTCATTGTCATAAGTTGAAGCTTGAATCATTCCATAGAGCTTACGCTTAGCCTCTGATTTATTTGCCTCTTTAACAAATTGCTCGTATGTAAACTTAAAACCTTCAGGTGTAGTGGCCACATCAATACCGTTGAGCAAACCAGCTTGCTTGTAACGCATACGTGCGATGATCTTACGCCAAGCCTGTTGAGCTTTGACCTTGGCCATAACATCAAGTTCATCAATCAAGGCGTGGCCAATTTTAAAACCTACAATTGTTGCTGGCTTCTCCATAGACCGGCAAATGATTGTCGTTCGATATTGCCGACCATAATAGATATCAACCTCTTTATTGGTTTCATAAACCTTGGTTTTAAGCCCCCAATCAAAAGCAACCTCTTCAATAGTTGGAAAGAAAATGTCGCGAATCTGCGGGTAAGTTGGAGCAAAATAACCTAAAGGTACTTTTGGGAATTCCCAAGCTTTGTTGCATAAACTGGAGCATCCAACCCAAGTCTTTCCCGATCCAAAGCCAGCGACAAATGCGCGGAACTTCTTTTCCATCTGCAAAAAATTAGCCTGAGGTACATTCAGTGTCGGATTGATGTTCGGCATCTTTTTTACTCGCATCCACAACTTGAATAGTTACCTTGACTGGTGTTGGATCTTCATCACCTTCACCCTCTCTTAACTTTTCAATCTCAAGTTGCTTTAACTCAAGATTTAATAACATCAGGTCATAACCCTGCATTTCTTCCCGAACCTGTTTAATAACCCCTTGCTTCATAAGTCTGTTGTTCTTCCAGTCTTCATAAATCTTCTGAAGCTCTTTAAGTCGGTAAGCTTTATTAGCTAAAGGGATGTCATAAACATTCTTTTTAAAGTCCTCTCGGGTTTTATGAAAAAGGTCTTTATATTTCTTACTTAAATTCTTTCCTGCCGCTTTCGTCGGGTCATAAAGTTGTACCTGTTTTCGATCAATCTCAATGTTAAATTCTTGCTTGACAGCATTAGCTACCTGTTGAGGGGTATCCATGCAGGCAAGCGCTTGAACAATAAATATTTTTACCTGTTCTTTAAGTGCAGCCATACCCCCACCTTTGTCTAGCTACGTCTAGCAAAGAAGGCAAAAAAAAGAGCCATTCGGCTCAGTTGATTACGCAGTTTCCGCAGCATTTTGAAATATCAAGATTTGAAACAAACGGCGGATTCTTTGCAGCTTCAACAATACGTTTAACGCTTTGACTAGCCCCCCACCGTTTGGTTACGCCAATAAACTCTTCAACATCGTGCCCAGCTAAAAAATGCTTAGGCAAACCTGTTGAACTACTAAAGATCATCTCGCCGTCTTCATCACGCTCTACGCCTATATGGTAAAGCTCATGTTCAAGCAAAGCACAAAACTCACGATCATTTGCTTTGTCGCAAAATGTAGCATCAACGGTGATCAAGTAAGTTGGCACAAAGCCGAACCAGTCTCGCATCTGTTGCTCTTGTCTGGCCTTACGCCATCCACCAACATTGAACATGACTTTTTCGCACTGGCCTAACACCATAGCTTGCTTGCTTTTATATGCAGAAGAGGCCCAAGCAAATGCTAAAAATTCTTCATTATCGTGAAGCAGCTCAGCTATGTGATCATGATCGGGGTTATAAAGAGGCCCACCAATAGTTAAGTAATTAGCAACAACCCATTTTTTTAGATCTGGTGCTGGTGTTAGTCTAATTGCTTCTTCTTCATCTGCTTGATCAATAAAATCAGTTGGAGGAAATGGTCTGATCTGATCCATCTTCAATTCTCGCTAATTCGCTTTTAATCCAATTAATTGCATAGCCTGATTCAATTTGGTGAGGCTCAAGACGCTCAAATACATAACCTCGGTCTAGTGCTAGATCATACTTATTAAATGAATTTGCTATCTTTGTGCCACCTCGGCCAACTGCCCACGGACTGCCAGCAATTTCTATAAGAAGATTCAACTTCACAATATAAAAATCGAACCGCCAATTTTTGGTTGATTCAAATTGAAATTTTCTTCTATAACCAATTCGATGCTCTTCTAGCTCTTGAAATAAAGTTTCTTCGGCCTCGAGATATTTTTCTTTAGCTTTAGGTAGCGGTCTGGATTTAGGCTTAGTTTTAGGTTCTTTTTTTCGTGTAAGCCAAAAGTATTCTGTAGAATCCATTATTCTCACCCATAAAAAAACCGCCCTAAGGCGGTGGCTAAACTCACAGGCAATATAGTATTACTTCTTAAAAGTTGCCTTATAAAGCTTTGAATTAAAGTAATCCGTAATTTCTTTACCTTCGGTTTGAATTTTTTCCTCATTTAAAGGTAAAAAATCTAATTCAGATTTCAAGGTCATATACTCTGGAATAAACTTCTTTATAGGCGGAGGTGGTTTAGGTCCACCTTCTGTAATTTTTTCGATTAATCCAGCTAACCATAAAATATACTCACCTTCTGAATTATGAGGAGGAATCAAACTCACATCTATTTTTACTTTACATTCATCTAATGGTCTACTAAACAATTCAACAAAATCAATAAAATTATATTTTAATTTAAATTCTGTTCCCTCAATTTCTCTGCGTATACATGTCATAAGTAAGTTCATATTTTCAATACAGTCATGTGAAAACAATTCCTCATCTTTAATTTTGTTATAAATATTTTCCGCAAACATGAGATACTGTGGCATTTCAGCAGCTCCTCATTTTTATAAAGTATTTTTCTTAAGGTAGTCCTATTATAACAATGTTGCAACAAGAAATTTTCCATTTTTAGTTTAAGAAAATTTTAAAAATTATAAAAACGATTATATTCAATAAATTAGTACGAATAAAAGCTATGGAAGTTTGATCTTTCTATTGAGCTTTAAAATGGATTATTGTGTTTAAATTATCAATTTAAAAAGCTTGCCTAGTAGGCAAGCTCCCCCTTTTTTGATATTTGCGCTGATCAATAAGGTTTAGTGTTACTTAAAGCAACACACTGATAATACAGAAATATTTAAAAATAAAAAAGCCCACTTCCTATTTTTATTCAGAAATGGACTTAGCGAAAAAAACGCTTAAACCTGAAATAGGAAATATCTATTCGGAAATATTTCCAACTTCATATTGGCATAATATTTAAGCACTAGCAATAGGGATTGAATTAAAAACATCAAATATTCATATTTAAATAGATAAAGATTTCTTTTTTTAAATGGTTTTATTTTTAGCCTACATAATTTTTTTAATTATCAAGACTTATAAAGAATATGTGCCCATCAATAGGTAATACTTAATAAGGTCTTATGTGCAGTAACCATTAGGCTCTAGAGACTAAGAACTCAAACTGACTAAAAATAAAAAATAATTAATTTTCAATATTAATGATCCTATACTGCAAAGTTATGTATATTCCAACTTCTCCATTGTTGAGTGCCTCATATAAGTCTTCATCAACGAAATCTCCAGATTCATCATATAGCCATTTATGAATTTGAATAATTTGTATATTCCCTTTTTTGTCTATTCTTGCTATTGGGTCTATTACGGACCGAACTATCACCTTCTTCTTCGTCTTAACATCGAGCAATGTGATAATTGTCATTTTAAAATCCTTATAAATATCCTGTATAACAACTACTCTCAATCAATAAAGATTTTTATATTTAAATTACTTAAATAGCAATCTTTTCAATCTAAAAAATAAATTAAAAACACTTCAATAGTATGTGCCTATTAGAAAAGATACCTTAAATATTCTACTAGCAATAAAAAACCGCTTTAAGGGCGGTTCATCTAAAATTCACAGGTACTTAATGAAGATTTTTTTTTCTGTCTTTGCATCTTTCTGGGCTCACAAATTTTTCCAATAAAGTTAGTTAACCACAAAATACTTTCTTCACGATCTTCAAAATGAGGTATAAGGCTTAAATCTACTTTTATTTTGCGATCAGCTAAAGGCAAACTTAAACAATATTCAAAGTCTATTGAGCTGTACTTCAATTTGAGTTTTTTTTCTGCAGCTTGATTCTTTATCTCAGCCATTATGCGATTGAGATTAACAATCAAATTATTTGAAATTTTATTATTTTCATATACCCGTTCGTAAACTGTCTCAGCTACATCAATGTAATTTATTAGCTCTACATTCTTATTCATGACATTTGTACTCCGTTTTTTATAATTATCCGTCTAAAATAATGTTTATTTGAGTTACTAAATCCTTCGCCTAGGTAAAGATTGTTTAAATTCGGTCACCCTGATTTTGTGTAAATATTTGAATTTATTATGCAATTACTGAGTTTTATAATATTTATATACATCTTTGTTCTTAACACCCCTTTTTTTCTATCACTTGCCCATCAAGTTCACCTTCAACACAGATATTCATTTTACTTACCAGTTTTTAATCAGACTGGACTATAGCACGAAAGACAACCGCCCGAAAAAGGAAGAAAATTTCTTAAACTATTTAGATAGCATATATGTCTGATTTTACTTGATCCCATAAATCAAGTATTTCATCTCTCATTTCGATTGGTTGTTTTCCAGAAATTATATAAAACGTTTTCACTTCTCCTTGGAAGCTTACTTGGGTTCTAAAGTATGACTCTGTTGGCCTTTGCATACCTGTTCTTGGTCCGTACTGCTTTGGAATACTTTCTAACTTCAAATCTGACTCGTCTTTCGACAAGAATTGTCCATGATGGTGACCACCAATAAATAAAGTCATACTTTCACCTAAAAATAATTAATATTTACCAACATACTAAACATAAAACGAAAAATAAAATTATTTTTTATTTTTCAAATACTTAGTTCTCAATAGTAAATTGTTCACTATCGAGAACTAAATTATCTAGTTAATAAAATAATAAGCCCCGCCAATAACTAGTATGTAGCGGGGCCATTTGCGCCGTAATACGTCCGGCAAGTAAACTCGCAAAGCGTCCTAAGCGAGTGGGGTTTTAAAATCAAAAAACCCGCTTCTAAAAAAGAAACGGGGCATAAAAACAAAAACTTTCAGCGCAGTATTTGTGATACATCATACAAATTAGAATATGTATTTACAATATACTTTATGCTTATTTTTTAGGTGCTCTCAAAATATCCAAAACTCGCTCAGACATTTCGTGCAAGTTGGATCCTATTGGAAGCCAAAAATGATAATTGATGTTGTCGCGGTTAAAAACCTGCTTGTAGTACTCAGTTGTGAATGTTGGGTCGATTTCAGAAGCTTTTAACAAACGACCTTCTTTTTCAATCTTCTGGCCGTCTAACTCACCACCAACACAGATATTCATTTTTGTAACCCAAAATTTATTCAGATAATCTTAGCACATAAAATTTAATGCCCCGCCTAAATCAATGCTTAGAGAAACTAAATAAATCTTGTCCGAAGGCAGAATATAACTAGAAGATCAGCTTTTCATTGAAGATTCTATCTGAACCTTATAATTTATATTCTTTTCATCATTTACATACACGAACATGTATTCATCCATTCTTTTTTTTAATTTTTCTATCTCTGACTCAATCTTTGCTGTAATCAAAGACTCCTCCTCTTGTTCTGGGTCAGGAATATAAGTAGCCAAAATTTCATCCCAAATTAGTCTTGTTTTAAAAATTTTATAAAAAATTATTTTTTATGAATCAAGAAAATTAAAAACTAGTTACATTAAAAGTAATATCAAATACAAAAAAAGCTCACCGATTGGAGAGCTCTTAATTTCTTACTGGCGATTACTTTACATTTCGCCCATTTTAGAAATCTTTATACTCAAGTGTATACCCAACTGTCAAGCACAAGATTCTTTATTGTCAGGAAGTTCAAAACGGAATGAGCGAGAAATACGCGATCTAATTTCATTTTCCCACTGCGCGACAATTGATTCCCCGAACAGCTCAAACTTTTGATAGCTTTTAATATAGGCAGTTTTAGTAGCATTAATTCCTGCTAGTTGCATTTTCTCATTCAAAGTGTATGGTCTTTTACCTGTACCATTGCACTTTTCACAAAATTTAGATCCATCAGAATAGCCCATTGAATTAAACAATTCGATTTTGCCAATACCCTGACATGCGCTACACATTGCTTTAACAAAAACATGGCCACGTAAAACAACCTCAGCAATTCCTTTTGCCAGATTAGTAAGATCACCTTGGGCATTAGTAGGGGTAAATTTTTTCTTAACCATCTCTTGATGAATTTTAACCGCTAGTTTGTTACGTGCTCGGAAAAAATTACCTGATTTAATCTCACCACGAACAAACTCAACCTTACCCGGAATATCTTCAATACGGCGTTCGGTTTGAAAATTAAAGTCATACTTACTGTAAAAAGTTTCAGTCTGTTTTTGTGCTGGGGTAATAATTGCGATTCGCTCAAAATCAACCTTCTCAACTAGTACTGTAGCCCAAAGCTTTGCAGCTGGAGATAACAGCGCTAATTCACCTAAAACTACATCTTTTGAAATTTTCTTACCTTCTGCTTTGCCTTGAGCAATAGCAAGGCGAAGTAACTCAATAAAATCAAACTTTTCAACTAACATAATCGCCTTCCTATTTACCCTTAATTAATAATTCAATTTGCTTTAATGCCATACCGGACTTAACTTGCTCTGTACTAAACCGTAAAACTGTAAAACCCATCATTGCTGCAGAGTTGTATTTCTCCATATCTCCTAGATAACCTTTGCCCCTCGTATGGCGACCTCCGCTCCAGATCCCGCCTTCAACCTCAATCAAAATTTTTGTACCAGTAATCAGAAAATCAGCTCTCCATTTGCGTTTTGGATGGAACTTATATTCCTGTTCAAAACCGATCTTGCATGCTCTTAAATGCGTTGCCAGAACCATTTCACCCACACTTGGTTGTTTGGCAACTTGCTTTGCTGAACGCCGCTTTTTATTTTTCTTTATCGGAAATAACTTGCGGTATTCAGCAATGCTGACTGATGACATCAAGCACCACCTTTCAGCAAATTTTCCAACTGATTAGCAAAGCAGTTATAAACTCGTGCTTTATCTTGATCGCCAAAAAGGCTTGAAGCATGAGCATCGTGTTTATACTTTTGAACTAGGTTTTCAATTGAACTTCTTAGCTCAACTAAATTCGCTTGTTGTTCTTTTTGAATCTCCCAAGCCCACTTTCCAGATTTACCCTCAAACTCACTCATGACTGGCTCCTTTCCCCTGGCAACTTAGTCATAACACCATCTGGAAATTTAAAATCTCCATGCCACTTCCCGTTTTCCCAAATAGACCAAATCCCACATTCATCACTGTTGTAGTAATATCCAGCCTGCCAATGTGTCGCACCTTTAGGGCGGTGTTTTAATATTTGTTCAAACATGACCGCCTCCGTATATTGATTCGTGGTCTTTGATAGCGCGTTCTAAACAAGTAATTGTTTCATTCACTTCGTCTTTTATCTGGTCAGGTACTAAATTATTTTTTACTTGCAGTTTCATACCAATAAGATGATTCTTAGCTCTACGTACACCATATTTCTGAATAAACTGTTCTGGTTTCATACATTCGCCCCTTCAATTAACTTAAGAATATTTCTAGGAATTGGCATACCTTCACGACGGCACATCTCTGCGTATTCATGCGGATTATCGAAAGGATCTGGCCCTAATTCCTTTGCAAGCTCAGGCTCTTTTTCTTTTGCCTCAAGTTTTTGAACTGGCGTAGGTTTACGGCCGTTAATCTTTAGCCGTTCCATCAAAGATTTGAGATGCTTTTGTGCTTCATCATTGCTTACTGGAGTGTGTTCAGGTTCTTTATGCTCTAGTTGTAGCGGTGGAGTGTAAAACTCTTGCTGACGACCTTTCAATTGAGCTTTAGCCACCATCACGTTGTAGGTTCCGAAGAAATTATCTTGAGCTGCTCGCATTTGGCCGGCTTCGATCAAATACATCACTTCCTCTAATGCATATTTTGTAATTTGTGTAATAACCACGGTACGGTCAGTCGTAAACTTACATGCACGTGACCAAGCTTCCTCTGGAGACATCCAACTTTCACCGATACACCAGGTGCGAAATTCAGCAAATGACGGCATAAAACGCCCACCTGCTGTAAGTAATCGAGCAAGTGCGTTGTTAAATTGATTTTTTTGAACGCCAACCAGTGTTTTAAGTGCAATTTGCTCAACTACTGACAGAGGAATTGCACTTTCGCCTGTTGCTGGAAATTGCTTATTGAACTGAGCAGCGTAAACAGTGCGAAGAGAAGCGATTAATTGACGCACTTCGTTCAAGGTAATCTCATGCATGACCTACCTCCTCAATCATTGGAAACTTTTTTGCCGGGGTTACATCCAAAATTTGAGATTCGCTTTGTTCCTCAAAAAGATTGGCGAAGTAACCCGGCTCTTGTGGTTTTTGACCGGTTGAAGTGATTTGCTCTTGTTTCTTGCGGTTTGCAGCAACTTGTTTCTCGTTGTTTTGAACCCAAGAGAACCACTTAACCAACCAGATGCTAGGTGTATTCAACGAACTTGATTCGTTTGCAAAGTACCAGTCACCGAAATTTTGAATCATGGTTCTCAAGTCGATTTCAGGTACAGAAACAAATCTTTGTTGAGCAAGTGAGATGAAATCGTATTGAAACTCGCTGTATTCAGAAATGAATTCACGCATTGAGTAACGCTTGTGGTCATCGATCTGATACTGAGCAAATTGAATTGGAGTTAATTGCGAATTTTCTCCACGCGTATTACTACTACTATCAATAATTGGTTCTTGGTTTATGGTTAATGGTTTATGGTTATTGGTTGGTTGCACATCCGTTTGTTCTTCGTTTAACGGATTTTCAACGACCGTTGAATTTTCGTTAGACGCTTGATCATCTTTTGATGAATCACTGTTGGACGAGCCTTTCTTTTTCGCTGCACGTTTTGCAGCAGACGCTTTACCAGCCTCACTCGCTTGTTTCTTTTTCCCGTGATATTCAGCAATTTCTCGTTCACAACGATTATTGCGATAAACACCTTCTTCAAGAATGAAAAACTCATCAAGTACATATTTGAGAGCTTCTTTTTGCTCTTCGGTAGTACATTGCAAACGACGTGCTAGACGATCAATGCTTGATGCATCAATCGCCTTCTCTGTGTCGTAATACATGTCTAATAAGTCGCGGTAAATCGCACGCTCAATTAAACTGAGGTGGCGAGTCGCATTGTTAAAGTCACCAATATGGTGTTGGTAATAATTCATTTTGCACCACCTAAATATTCGAATGCGCATTTAGCCACGATTGAAACTTGTCCATTTCCAATGGCTTTAAGTCGGTCCACCCGATTGGCCACCCCATCAGCCACTCGACCCAGTTCGGGTTCAATCGCCCACCATTCCCACCCTCTGGCGAAACTGCTGTATTGAGACGGATCTGGCGTCCCTTCGCTTTGCGTTCGGCTAAAGACTCGTTGCTCCACTTGTTTGCATCGCTCGCAGTTGGTGTCGGAAAGTTCATGACCGCACCTGGTAAACCATTTCTCGGATGAGGACTTACATTTCCCCGCTTGTTCCAATCGGATGCTTTGGGAGTTGGCCACATATTGACTACAGTTTCCAATCCTGGTGAATTTCTGAGGAAATCTGCTGGAGACGTTCTTGGTTTCGCATCCGATGCTTTGGGAGTGGGCAACAATCCAAATTCGGCCACGGATATGGGGCGCTCCAAAGTTAGATGCTGAAAAACGTGCCCATTGCGCGTCATACCCCATTTTGGCAAGGTCACTGATGACTCTTGTAAGTCCTCTGGAAACAAGCATTGGTGAGTTTTCCACGAACACGTATCTAGGTCGTACTTCACCGATAATTCGTGCCATTTCTGCCCAAAGCCCGGAACGTTCACCTTCGATTCCTGCACCTTTTCCTGCGGATGAGATGTCTTGGCACGGAAAGCCGCCAGATATAACGTCAACAATTCCTCTCCATGGTTTTCCGTCAAAAGATGTAATGTCAGACCAAATTGGGAAAGCTTCGAGAATTCCATCATTCTGTCGTTGCGCCAGAAATTGTGCTGCGTAGGCATCACGTTCAACTGCGCACACTGTTCGCCATCCCAAGAGATAAGATGCGAGAATTCCTCCACCAGCGCCTGCGAAAAGAGATAACTCATTCATTGCATCTCCTTAGGCTTTACATATCCGCCCATGTATTCAATCTTTTGAGCCTTATACAAACTCGTTTCAATCTCTCCAGCCAAATACAAAGTAATGCGGCCACGGCGAGCAAGTTCTTGTCTAAACTCTTCGCGAGTAATAGCAGCATTGCTTTCGTTGTATCCACGCTTACGGAGATTCGCTTTATTTCGTTCAAGCATTTTGTTTAGGAGATTAAGAGCTGGCTCATACCATGACTGAATACCCTCTCTCTGCTTATGTTCTGGAAGATGTTTGAATTGGTGATTCATGACACCTCCGCTAATGCTTGCTCAGCGCTTGTTAGTCGGCGTTTGGCGTTAAGTTCAGCAACTGTTGCTGTTCGTATTTCTTTTGATGAAACCAGAAACAAATGATTTTGTGATTTGATAGTCCATAAACTAGTCAGGGTTTTATTTTTGACTTCAAACAAATCATTTGATTTAAAACTTCGACACTCTTTAGTAAGTACTACAACGTCACCCACTAAAAATTCTGGCTGGTTGCGTTCGGTTGTTTGATTTGATAAATTAGTTTTATTCATTTGATTCATCTCGACTGAATGCCTATAAACCACTCCTGTTTGCTCAGGTAGTGGTTTTTTAATATCCAAGTTTTTCCTTTTGACCACTGATTTCGTCATGAAATAGGTCATCAACTGTTTCTATACGGTTCATCCAACTTTTAGACATGACTAAAAGTGCAGCAACACGTTCCTTATCAATGCTCTGGTAATCTTTAGGAACGACTTTTAATCCAAGCAAACTCAATAGCTCGCAAAACATTTCAATCTCATTCAAACCATTGTTTTTCTTGTCTGTTTTAAGCCGAGTAATAGTGCTTGGATCAACCTTTAAATGTTCAGCAATCTCTTTTTGATTGCTTATATCAAGGCCATGCAATATGCGGGATACGCCATTTCTGGCACTTGCAGAAATATCAACTGATAATTTGCTCATCTTGTTACCTAAGCCACTTGTTTGGTTTTGCAATGCTTTTTCCAAAGCTTTTGTAATTTGGTTGCAATTTCATGCGATAAGCGTTTACCACATACCCCGCGCTCTAAATCACTAACGTAATTCTGTGAGCACCCGATCTCGGTACCAATTTGAGTTTGTGTTAAGCCCTTTTCACGCAAATCTGAAATCATGTTTGGCCATTGATTCATGCGAAGCTCCTATATTTTTAGGTGAATATATAGGTTTTCCGATATTTTAACAATAGCCAAAGCGATACTAATTTGTATCAGAATTCCGATATACGTATTTAAGGAAATACATATGGCTACTTTGGGTGAAAACTTAAAAGCAATACGAAAAGCAAAAAAGATGACTCAAAAAGAGTTAGCTCAGAAATCTGGTGTAAAACAATCTGTAATTTCTGATCTTGAAACAGGAAATGCCAAGTCGACAGGTTCAATACTTGAATTAGCAAATGCCCTTGGGGTTACAGCTGAAGAATTAAAAAAAGGTGTAGTTGGGGAACTTATTACCACCAACGTTGTGCCAGTTCAAGCTCGAATGGCACCCGTTTTATCTTGGGTACAAGCAGGTAATTTTACTAATGTTGAATCAGTAGATATGTCTCAAGTTACGGAATGGTTCCCTCTCCCAGATGATTGCGAAAAATGTTTTTATTTAAAAGTACGTGGCGTAAGTAATGAACCCGATTTTGTAGAAGGTGATTATATTGTTGTAGATCCGACAGTATATTATTCAGATATGCAATCTGGAGATATCATTGTCGTCCGTAAAGACAAAGATGCTACTTTCAAAAAACTGGTTATTGAATCTGATGGAACAAGGTATCTAAAAGCGATTAACCCAAATTTTCATCCCAATATCATTCCAATTGACGAAGATTGCTATTTTATTGGTCAAGTAATAGATTCATTGAGATATACATACCGTGGAAAACGAAGAGTAAGAAAGAGTTAAGATGAAAGTTTTTAAAATAATTTTGTTATTGCCAGTCTTAGTTTTAACTGGATGTTCAGACACTATTAGCCGAGCTGAACATGATGCTATCGTGTATGAGAAAGATCAGAAAATTGCTGAATTAGAAGAGCATATTGCTGAGTTAGAAGCTAAACTAGAGGAAGTAAACAATCAATTTGAGCGCTTTGAAAATGAAAAGTGGCGTGACGTCGTTCCAGATGTGGATAATGCTCTTGATGACTTAAATAGTGAAGTTGAAAATAATCCTTCATCAAACTACTAACAGTGCTAGACCATAAATATCAATTAAATAATTTTAATTAATCCCCCCTTGTTAAAGTGATTTTTGTGTTTCAAGAGATCAATATCGGAATACCAGTAAAAATATCGGAATAACTATTGACTACAAATATCGGAAATGCGATATTTGTCTCGTAGACAACAAAAAAGCACACCGCCCCTCCCCAGGTCCGATGTGCTTTTGCAAAACTGCGAGATCAATTATGAACGTAAAAGCTCCTCCTTTCAACTCATTTGCATTTGTCAGCATGGCTGCTCTTGCAATCTCTGGTGGTTCTTTAGTTGCTTGCCAATTGCAACCAGCTTTTCAAACAAAAGACGCACCTACTCTTTTTACACCTAAAACTCAACCAAGTACTTACGGTGTGTTAACCGCAAAAATCACAGGTAAACATTCTGGCGTTGCAGTCATCAAATTAGATAGCTTCCGTTTAAACGTTAGCTTTGATTTTGAAGCTCATCCAGACAGCTATGGCGTTCCGGGTACTGAATTCACCGCTGTTGATATTACTCAACTCACAGTAAATGAAATTACTGATGTTAATGGTAAGTCATATAACGATTTCACCGAATTTGAAGACATCCGAAACATCAATGGCCTTCTAAAAGGCTTCATCGAACGTAACAAGTTGGTGGAGGCTGAACATGTCTAATTTCAAAAAGCACCCTGACGGCTACAAGTCTTATTTGGGCCGTGATGATAAAGGTCTTTATTCCGTACGTATTAAGTGGGCTATCTATGCTGCAAACGCTAACGGCTCAGTACTTTACGAAATTAAAGATGGCGTTAAAAAGCCACTTAATGTTGAGCAATTTAAAGCTAAGGAACCAAAGATTTTCGCTTCTCTTATGCAAGTAATCGACTTCCAACGCAGAAAGCAGCTCGCAATAAAGCTACGTGAAACAAACATCCCTACACGTGACCGCAAAGCTTATAAAACTAAGCGCGGCTTCACTGGCTCAAGATAAGGATAAGAAAAATGGCTTTACCGATTATTACTGCTGACCAAACTTTATTGGTTCAAGCAATTATTGTGTACCTATACGCTGATCCGGGTTTAGGTAAATCATCGATGGGCTTTACTGCGGAAAAAGCAATTTCTTTTGACTTTGACCGTGGTGCTCACCGTACTGGTGAATTACGTCGTGGTGCGGTTGTACAGGTTCAACAATGGAGTGATGTTGCAAACCTTACTCCGCAGGACTTAGCACCATATAAAACCGTAGTCATTGATACCGTGGGTGCAATGCTTGAATGCATTAAAACCCACCTGTTACTTACGGCAAATAACCGTCAAAAAGATGGTTCTTTAAAGTTAAAGGCTCAAGGTTTAGCGAACCAAACGTTCAAGCAATACATCAATACTTTGATCAGTTTAGGTAAAGATGTTGTTTTCATTGCACACGCATCAGAAGATCAAAACGGTGATCAAATTATTTACCGACCAGATCTAGGTGGTAAAAACCGTAACGAACTTTACCGTATCGCAGATGTCATGGGTTATCTAACAACTGTTACCACAGGTGAAGGTAAAAATGCCCGCGTTATTAATTTCAAACCCTCACCTACACATCATGCGAAAAACTCAGGTGCACTAGGCGGTGAAACTGGTGAAGTGTGGG